ACGCTCCGCGTCGAGCTGCTTGGTCAGCTCATCGACCCTTGCACGCAGTTCCGCGATATCCGACTTGAGCGAGTCACTGATCCGTTTAATCTCGGCCGCATGCCTGCTTTCGGCGGTCAACCAGAACCTGGACAGAATCCCGATGATGACCAGCAGGATGGACGCACCGCCGGCCGCCGGCAGGACGCTGGGCAGCGAGTCCAGAACATCCACGACACCCCCAGTGCGGTCATGTTTGATTGTTTTACCCGATGGGTTATGCGACTTCGGTGAGCCGCATCCACGATTGGCTGTTCAGGTCGCAGTTGCTGGCGTGCGCAGCGTTCTGCGCGAACTGGATCGTGCAGTTTCCGGCGGTGCCGCCGATGGTGATGGCACCGGTGGGTCGGGAGGACATAGTGACTCCTGTGACGCCACCCATGGGCCAGGGTTGGGTGGTGATCGCGTCGTGCGCGATCGGCGAGTCCAACGCGGTGCCGGACGTCAGGTTGGTCCAGGTCGCCATGCGCAGTGTTGACCCAGTGGGTAGAGCGATGTTGAATTTGAAATCCGCCAGGGCATCGGCGGTGTACAAAATCAGCGCCTCGAAAATGTAGTTCGTGTTTGCCTTAACGCTCAACGTCAAGTAGGTCGAGTTGACCAAGGTCGTGCTGTTGTTAACCGTCTGCGTGACCTGCTGACGCCGCGTTCGAATCTGGTTGAATTGGTCGTTCAACGCGGCGGCTGTCAGATTCTGGCCAGCGGTAAACGCGGCGTCCGCCATGGTTAACTCCTTATCCGAGTGCGAGCGTCGCTGGTGTTTTCAGCCGGATCTCGGCGCCGGCCGGGTGCGCCTTGGATATACCGTTCACGCTTCGGGTGACGGTCATCGTTTGTGGGCTGGTGGAGCCGGTGATGGTGGTAGCGGTGACCTCCTCACCGCCGATCACCAGCGACACCGGCTCGTCGGTGGTGGTCCACAGCGGCGCCGACGACCTGAACTGCACATCGTCGATGTAGACGGCGTCGTCGCCGGCTGCCGTGGCGACATCCTTGATGTACCGGAAGGTGACCGTGCTGGCCCCGGCGACCGGGTAGACGATTGACTGTGTCCAGCCGATCGAGCCGGATGCCTCACCCCAAAACGTGGAGTCGATGTAGAGGCGGAAAAAGTCAAATCCGCTCTCGGTCGACACGCGAAACCAGAACTGGAGTGTGTCCGCCCCCTCGGGGACGGTAATGACGCAGTCTGACTGTTGGCTGTCGCCGATCGCCGCGGAGCGCAGTGACCACGAACCACTGTGGGCTTGGGCGTTGGTGCGGGTCCACGTCCCGGTGACGTTGAGATCGTAGGTGGCGTCCTCGAACCCCTCGTCGTAGTCGCCTGTGCGCGCGACGGTAAAGGACGTCGCGCCGGAGGTCACCGCGGTGACCAGCTTAGACCCGGCGGTGTCCAGTTTGTCCGTGTCAAGCTGTAGCACCTCATACGGTGACGCAGGCGAGCACACCGCGGTCAGGGTGTGCTCATAAGGCCCGATCCGCTCGGTGTAACCACCCATCAGCACGGACACCGGACCTGGTGGCAGCCACGAGGGGAGACCCGTGATAGTCACCCTGTCGTCAATGGACACGTCCAGCACCTGAGACTCCAGTGCCGCTACCGACGACGACGCCAGATTCACGGTGACGGTCGGGTAGCGGGCCTCGTCGACGGTGCCCACGTGCACCAACCACGTTGCGGCGTGCAGCGCCTGTGCGTCGTCCCGAACATTAAGCTCGACACTGGTGTCGTAGCGGCCGACACCCGTCGGTGGGTCGGACACCGATAGTGGTCCGGTGGTCTGCTGGGCGCGGACCTCCGAGCCGCCAGGGCGGCGGACGGTCACGTCATTGCGCAGGCCCTGGTCGTCGTCGGTCGGCTCGAACGGCGGCGACAGGTGGCCATAGGACGCGGCCAGGCGTGCGGGCTGGTTAGTGATGGTGGTCAGCGTCCGGTAAGCCAACCCCAGGGTGCCCCTGGGTTCGAACAGGGTGCCACCATCGGCAGATTCGGCCTCGCGGATGAGGTCGAGGATGGTTTTGGGGCGCTGCGGCCCCATCTTGGCTGTGGCCGACATGCTCCCGATGTCGGAAAACGGGATGCCCTCCTCGGTGCACAGCCGCTGGATCCGTGACCCGGCCGCCTCACCGTCGAACGCAGCCAACTCGTCGGCGAGCGTAAAGAGGCTGCTTGTCGCGTTCTCCACGGAGACATGGCCGATAGTGACGTTGTCCAAGTTACGGTGGGCACCAACCACGATCGTGTTCGCCCGGCCCAGCGTGCGACCAACCACCGTGCCGGTGCTGAAACCACCGCCACTGAACCCCGGCTGCAAAGTCGACAGCTCCCAGTTGACGTTTCCGCCGCTTTGGGCTAGTTGCAGCTGCACGCGGACTGGTCTGCCGTTCACATTGACATCCTGCCCACCGGACTGGTAGGCGGGAGTGCCGGAACCTGGCGCGAACACGGCGATATCCATATCGCCACTTCCGCCGCTATCCAAATAGCGCAGCTCCCAAAGACAAGCGTCACCCGAAAAAGTCCACAACTGGATTAAGGGTGACAGGTCCGCCGCACCGGCGGGGATGTAAAGCACAAACCGGATCTGGATTACACCGGTGTCGTTGTACGTGTTAACCTGACCGTCCCACCGCGCGTTACGCAACACTGGTAGGGGTTCCGAACAGGCAAACCCGCTGTAGCCGGCCCAGTCAGGGTAGCCGCTGAAATGGAACAGGCCAGGCTGACCACCGGTCAACCCTGAAGAGACCTGGGTTGCGTTTTCCCCGTCCTCACAGGGCCAATACGCCACCAGGTTCGGGAGGGTGGGGATGCTGCGGCGGAGTGTGGACCGCAAGGGACTTGCCCCCTGCCCCAATCTGCGCATTATCCCCGCGGCCTCTATGGGCGCGGTGACATCCCGGCCGGAGATGTCCCATTTCGTCGGCCATTCCGTCACCTCCCCGTTAAACCGGGGTAGGGTGATTTGCAGGTCATCGTAGGAAAACGTGACCGGGGTGTTGGTGTTGCCGGTGGCCACCTCGGAGCGGATACCGACCCATCCGGGGGTGGTGAGGGTGTCGTCTTCGGCTTCGATCGCCCACGCGATCGGCTCGGGATCCGTAGCGGGCCACACCTTCCCGCGCAGTGTGGAGCCTTCGACGTGGGCGCGGACGCGCAGGCTCTGGCCGGTGACGGTTAGGGCCGTGGTGACCGTGGACCCAACCTGCGTGGTGACGTTGTTGACGGTTTTAACCACGGACATCTGTATTTGCTCAGTCGTCGTGATCCCGACCCGCACCATGTAGTAGTTGCTGACGTCGGGCGCGCGGAAGATGATCGACGCTGGGAAAATCCCGCCGCCGGTCACGTTGGAGAAGGGCAGGCTGACGGTGACCGCGACTTCCAAGTCCTTGTTAGCCAAGGTCGACAAGTACGTGAACCGCTGGGCATTGGCCACCGGAACCAGGTGTGTGCCCGTGCCGCTGGTGACGTTGAAGTCCGACGCCTGGACTGTCCCGCCGGCGCCGTCCTGCGCCCACACCTGCCCCGTGTCCGCGGTGCCCCAGGATCCTGACACCGTCCGGGCGAACGTGTCCCGGGCGTGCCGGATCGACACCCTGATCGGCGTGTTGCGGCCCAGCGTCCCGTAGTACGCCGACATCGGGTTGCGGGGCGAGTAGTCGCCCGAACTGTTGTCCAACTTGAGGGCACAGGAGGACGGGTCGACCGCGCCGCCCTCGTTGCGCCGGCCACGCGTGATGGTGACCCCAGAGTCCACGCGCACATCGGTGCTGATATCCCGCCACCCGTCGCCCGCGTAGATCTCGGTGACGATGTCGCGCGGCTCAGCGGGGAAACTCACGCGGCACCCCCGAGCACCAGTTGCACATCGCCACCACGCACGCGGACAGCGCGGCGCAGACGCTCAATGAGGTCGTCGTCCTCACGTGATCCGGATGACCGGATTTCCAACACCACCCGGGGCGATGCCGCCGCGGAGGGCGGTACGGCGGTGCCGATCCCGCTGGACAATGGCGCCAGCGCGGGCTGACCTAGGGATTGGGTGGCGGCTTTCGCGACCGAACTGGAGACCTTCGCCAGGCCCTCGTTCAGTCCCTCTCCGAGCCACACACCGTACTGCATGGTGATCTTCGAGGGAGACCCTATGCCGAGGAAGTTACCTAGCGCGCTCATGGCTTGACTGGCGAGGCTGCGCAATCGGCCGATGAACGCGCCGACAAGGCTGCTCACTCCGTTGATCAGCCCCTGAATCAGGTCTCGGCCATGCTGGTACAGCAGCCCGGCGAAATTGCCTAGGGCGCCGAGGACCCGGCCCGGTATGGACCGCACCAAGTTGATCATGTTGCCTATGAACCCGCCGATGGCGTCCACAGCGCTGCCGACAGCGCGTGTGACCACTCCCCACGCCTGCGGTACTGCCGTACTCAGCCACCTGATGGCCGCGGCCAGCCCGCCGACGATGACTCCGGTAAACCCGGCGATCCACCCGATGATCGTGGAGATCGCCGGTGCCAACTGCCCAATCAGCCACGCCGCGAACTGGGCGACGAGCACGATAATGGGCGTGACCGCAGTCGCCAGCTGACCCAGTGGGCCCAGTAGTGCGACGATCGGCGGGAGCAAAGCAACCACGGCGTCAATCAACGCACCCAGCACCGGTTGCAGGGCTTGCAGGATGGTGAGTACAGCGCCGCCGAGGATCGTCGCGAACTGCCCGATAGCAGGCAACAAAGGGACGATCGCGGCGGCCAGCTGCAGCAGCACCTGCGCGGCCATCTGCGACAGAATCGTGGCCACCTGGGTGACGATCGGCAGCAGCTGCACCAGGATCGGCGCGAGCGCACCAGCCAGCTGCGCGGCCACCTGCGCGATCGCCGGCACCAGCGGCATGATCGGCGACAGCAGCGACACCAGAGCCGGTATCAACGGTGTCACCGCGTCAAGTATCTGGGTTAGCGCCGGAATCAGTGACGCGGTCAGCACCCCGCCGAGCTGTGTAAACAGGTCGGTGATCGCCGGGCCCGCGGCCTCGAACACGCGACCGAAAGCGTCCGCCAAAGGTTGCAGGGCCGTGGCGACCCGGACAAACACCGGGCCTAGGGACTGGATGACCGGGATTAACCCTGCGGTCAGGCCGTCGATCAAAGTGGTGATCACGGGCATGAGGGCTTCGAGGATCGGCCCACCTACCTGGGCGAGCGCGCCGAGGATCGACCCCAGAATCGACAGGATCTCCGGCAGGGCCCCACCCAACGCTGACAGCGCCTGCCCCGCAGCCCCCGCCGCAGGGGCCAAGTTAGCGACCAGTTGCCCGACGCCAGCACCGGCGTTGGCGAGCAGGTCCGCGAGCCCGTCAAACACCGGCCCGGCGGACTTGACCGCAGTCACCAACCCCGGCATGGCCTGCACCGCGAACCCGGTTACCCCTTCGGTGAGGGTGGTGATGTATGGGCCGATGGAGCCGAACACGGTACGGATCTGCGGCAGCAGTTGGTTGAACGCCGCACCGAGCTGGCTAGCGACATTCTTAAATACCGGCACCAAGGGTTGCGCGGCTTTGGTCAACTGGGTTTTCACATTGTTGCCGAGGTTAGTAAACGCGGTCTTAACGACCGCATTTTCTTTCAGCAGGGCCGCGCCGATGCCGGCGAAGGCCAGCGGGAGCCCGGCCAGTGCACCACCTGCCGCGAGTGCGGCACCGGAGGCCACGCCGCCGAAGATCCCGAACTGCTTGGTGAGGCTCGCGATCCCGGACAGGTTGTCCTGGGCTGCCGCCCGAGTGAGGGCAGCAGACGCGCGCAACGCACCGCCGGCGCCGAGCGCTTCCCGGCGGATCCGGGCGAAGACCTTAGACACGCCGTCGCGGCCGAGAATGTTGAATAACAGAGAGGTGTCAGACGCCACGGTATGTGCTCACACTCCCGCTGTTCAGTTAGGTCTTGCTGGCTTGTTTAAGGCGTTCCTTGACGAAAGTGATCGCGGCTTTCAGTTCGGCCGCGGTGAGCAGCTCGCGCTGCTCCCAGGGCCGGATGTGCAGGAGTTCGGAGATGACTAGGCAGTATTCTTCGCGCTCGGCTTGGAGGGGGCTTTTCCCGCCGGTCCACCGGCCTCGGTGATCTGCTGGTCGATCAGCTGCAACGCCAGGTCCCGCTTGTCCTCCGACAGACCCGCGGCCTTCTGGATGCCCTCGCGCATCAGCTGCAGCTCGGCGGGCTGCAGGTCGAGCGTGAGCTCGGAGGCGGCGAAGTCGATGTCATCGATCCGGATGGTGGGGTGCTCGCTGCGCAGCAGGTGCCACAGCAGCACGCGTCGGGCCCGCATCCGGCCCTGCAGCAACTGCAGGTTGAACTCGTCCCACGTGCCACCGAATTTGTCCTCGATCAGTTCGGCGTCCTTGGCGCGGACCTGACCCGGGTCCCAGGTCCACACCTGGTTGTCCTGGCCTGCCGGGCTGTAGGTGACGATCACTCAGATCCTCCTCGCGATGCGGTTGGCGGTGGCGTCCATGGCTGCGAGCACCGCGCGCTTGTACTGGGGTTTCCGGGCGGCGATCGGCTTGTCGAACCATCCGGGCTTGCCGCGCTGATGGGCTGTCCTCCCGCTGCGATACACCAGGTGGTTCCAGCCCTTGGCCGAGTTGAACCGTCTCGGCGCGTGCCGGAACCCGCGGACCTTCGGGGTTTCCCTGGCCACCACCCGCGCCCCGACCGTCTTCCCGGACACCTTCGCCACGACCTGGATCTTCTGCGCGATCGCCGTCCGGATCGACGGCCCGGCATGGCCGCGCGAGGACACGGAGCGGACCTCCGCACGGGCGGCCTGCCGCGCTGGTCCTGCGGCCTGACGCAGGTTGCGGGTGAGCTGGCGGCGCAACTCCTTGCCGTTCTCCTCCGCACGCAACGCGCGGCCCAGGTCCCGCAACCGGCGTTCCGGTCCGGAGAGGTCCAGCTCGACAGGCATCAGGACACCGCGCGGGCGACAGCCCCGGAGGTCGGGAACTCCACGTCGACCTCGGCCACCGACCCGACCTCACCGGCGATCGGCTTCCACTCCTTGACCAGCACGCTGCCGGTGTACTTCGGATTGGACGTGCCCACGGCGGCATTCGACAGCCGAACCTCGAACGGCACGACCGTGCCGAACAGCGCCCACATGATCGAGTCGAGCGCCGAGGCGGCGACGTCCTGCTTGAACGTCACCGACAGCGACCCCTCCTTCAGCCCGCCGAGGACTTCCTTCCAGCCGCCGGAACCGAACGTGGTCACATCCTCGTCGGCCACCTCGGCGGTGAGCTCGATCTTCGACGTGTTGCCGGAGAGGTCGTTGCTGTTGATGCTCAGATAGGAGGCGAGCAGCACCATCTTGGCCATAGGAAAACCCTTCTATGCG